AAATCACGCTGTACTGACCTTTTTAATGATGGTAAGGTATTTCTAACTATTGTAATAGTTAAAGGCTTAGAGGCACTTAAAATGCGAGATATAAGATACTGGCAGCAGCTGTATGTTTTACCACTCCTAGCGCCACCCTGTAACACTACTATCCTCTTATCACTATTTTGCAGCTGATAGAATTGTTTATTACAAAATTCAGATATTACTTTTGTGCTGGTTTCCATTCTATTACTTTGGATTCTATTGAGCCATCCACAGCAACCTCAGAGCGCTCTATATAACCTCTGGCTTTGCCCTTTGTTTTTAAGTAGAATATAGTGGCTGCTACATTAGAATCCTCTATTAATTCATATAGTTTACTCTCTGCAAAATCTAAGGCATATTCATTAATATCCTCTACAGCATACTTAAAGGCTGTATCATTTGCCATCCAGTTGTAATATGTGCGCCTAGATATACCAGCTGACTTACAGGCTGTAGATACCACGCCTAAGCTCTTTTCTAGCGCATCTAATACACATTTTTTCTTTATTGACCTCATAGGCCCAAAGGTACTGATTTCTTTTTTTATATGTAAAGTTTTGTGCATCCAGTAAGTAAATGGCACAAAAAAAATGAGGCCCATTACGGACCTCACTAATTAAAGTATTAAATTTTAAGTTTTATACTTGGTTAATAATTTGACTTATTTTTAGCAATTTATTTAGTTTCTCATCAATTTTATCTTGCAATCTTAACCAATCTTTTGGGTTTTTTCTATCAAAAGTGTAAGCTATCTTTGGGTACTTTTTTCTTCTGTTGTTTTCAATTTCTTGAATAATTCTTCTTACATTCATAATTATTTTTTTTTGTTGTTATTTAATAGATTTTTAACTTCTAGACAAAATAACATATTATTATTGTTAATCTTGTTAAGCATTAAGCCATTAATTAAGTTTGTAATACTTTGGTTACTCATTCCTAAGTTTCTCCACTCTTTTAATCTTTGTCTTGCTGTAAGTTGAATAATGTTTAAATCTTGCATTTTTAAAGTTTTTTAGTTATTAATATGCTGCAATATAACACTATTCTTTTAAATACAAAAGATTTTATTAGTTTATTTTAAAGATTATTTTGCTTTTTATAAAAGTACTCATATAATTCCCAGATTTTTTGAGATGCTATTTTTTGATTTCTATAGGTTTTTTGGCTGTTATGTTTTACGCCCTGTATATTAACCTCTATATATACATCCTTTAAGCCCTTAATAGGTACTATATATATCTTAATATCTTTAGCCATGCAGTAACTCTGGGCCTTTAAATTTATATCCATTTATAGCTTATTCTTATTATAAATAAATAAATATTTAATTCATTAAAATCATCATCTATTTCACCAGCTGGATAGTAAGTGAATCCTACTAAAATACCATCACTAAATAAATCTATTTTAACGCTCATTTTCTAATTTTTTTTCTAGTGCTGCTAAGCTGCGCCATGCCACTTTAGCTAGGTGATATAAATTATCATCATCAATATCATCAGCTTCAAATAGATGCCTTACTAAAGCATCCAAATCATCTGAGCTTTTAGACCTATCCCAGTGTATAGGCTCATCTGGGTTATTATGCTGGGCATTACCTATATAGCTTACCTTAGCCACCTCACATAAAGCCAGTGGAAAATACTTAATTAATCCACTATATAAAGGTATCATTTTTCTTTTATCTTTATTATTTTCCATATCTAAAAAGGTATATTACCAGTATCTTTAATTACTTCTAGTTTCTTATCAGTTTTATTAATTGACCTATAAACGCCACCAGCTGTAAAATCTGGTGCTAAATCAAAGCAGCCCAGCTGGCCATTTTCTTTACGCTTTACTTTTTCCACATATACCTTAACTAAATCACTCCTAAACTTAGTGCGCTGGCCTATACATCTATAAACTACTAAGCCATTATAACTCTTATTAAAAAAATCAGCTGAGCCACTTATAGAATATAAATTAGGCTTTTTAAATATGCCATTCTCACTCTCAATTTTTCTAGGGTGCGCTATTAAAAATAAATGTGTATTAGTTTGCTGGCAAAATTGTGTAATTTGGCTCAGCTGTTTACCTATATAACTAAAATCTTTTTGAGCTGTGTGGTCCAGCATATTGTAAGGGTCTATTACGCAAATTTTAACGCCCTTTTGTAATACCAGCTGCTTAAAATTATCTAAAATACCCTTTAATGTAAGATTAGCTAAATCTATTTTTATCCAGTTAAAATATTCTTTTATAAAGCCTTTAGTAGCATTAAGCTCAGCGCCTGTACAATTACTAGAATTATATTTATTTGCTATTCTTTTTATGTGGCTTTCATAGGGCCAGCTCTCTGGGCTAAAAATAGCGTTTCTAAATCCATGCTTTTTAGCTACATTAATTAGTATTTGGTCTATAATATCCGACTTACCACTATTAGGGATGCCAGTAACTACAGACCACTGGCCCAGCTCTATTTTAAAATAGTTGTCAGATTCACCTAAATCTATACTATAATTTTTTATACCATTCTCAGACCAATTTAAAACACTATCCCATATATCATCTATATTTAATACGCCCTCTAGAGGATAATTTTTAGCGCTTTTAAGCAGCTGCCTTAGCTTTTCTGGTCCATCTGCTATTAATACCTCATTAGCATCCTTAAAGCTCTTAAAATCCACATATTTGCACCTATGATACCCTAAGCGCCTAGCTAGTTCATTCCTTAAAGATATACCAGCATCATCATTATCAGTACATAATACTATATTTTTCTTATCCTTAAAATACTCATAGCAATTATCTAAATAAGTGAGATTCTGGCTGCCTTTACTAGCGCCATTAGGTACACTACAAACGCTGTAAATACCAGCCTCATATAAACTAAGTGCATCCATCTCACCCTCTACTATATAACAAGCCTCTGTATCTAGCTTTAAATTATTTAAGCCATAAAAAACCAGCTCAGCACCACTTACCAGCTTAAAGTTTTTATCACCAGACCTATATTTTACATTAACTATTTTATCATCTTTATAATAGTTAAAATTAATACAGCGCTGCTTTTTTCCCACCTGTGGCATATACTCTAAGCTCTCACCTATTTTCCAATATATTAGAGTATCTTTACTGATACCTCTTTTACTAAACCATTCTACTACTTTATCATTAATATTTAAATTAACCTTTTCTATTTTAGTATAGGCTGGCTTATCATAAACTACAGACCCAGACCAGCCACAATTATGGCAGTTATATAATCCAGTTTCTATATTAACACTTAAACTCTTATCTCTTTTGTTTTTTCTAGTAGGCCCACATTTAGGGCATGTGGTTTTTTGCTCTACTTTTTTGCTATTGATTTTTATACCAATTTCATAAAATTTATCTATCATTTTCTATTAAAATTATTTTGTTTAAAAAGGTTTCTGTTTTTCTTATAAAGTTTGTTTTTTGCTTTTGTGTTTTAAATGATTTTGGTATATCCAAATTTATGTTTTTTTTACGCCTTAACCATTTAATATTTTCTATTATATTTTTAATTTTTTTATATCCCATTTTTTTAAAATTTTAGTTAAATAAGGTTTTAAAGGTTTGTTACAATAATACCAGCGACCTTTATAATAATAAGACCTTACCCAGCATTTAGCTAGTGGTATATCTTTATCATCATTTTTAAAATTATGCTTTACTACTAAAGCTATACCCTTATCTGTATGCCATGAATCTATTAAGCGCTCTAATAATAATTTTTGTCCTATAGGTAACCTATTACCTATCTTTTTTACCTCAAATAATATAAGCGCCTTATTATCAAATTCTAGCACAGCATCTATATCTGTAGGGTGTATTTTATCATCACCTATGCCATCAAATTCTATAGCTTGCTTTACCTGTTTACTATTTCTTATTAATCCCATTTAGTTTTTTTTTGCATAGTTAAAAAGCTCATTATATTCTAAATCATTTAGTATCTGTTTTAAATTATAGTCATTAAGTTTTTTGGTCTTAGTCAAAGCACCCAGCTTATCCTCATCACTATCTACATCTTTATAAATTATAAGCTGCTCTATTCCTTTTATTTTATAATATGATTTAGGCTTAGCACTGCTAAATTTATCCATAAATCTATCAATATATTTAATTCCATTTTTATCTTTATTTCTTAGCTTTAATAAACTTAAAAAATTATTAGCCCAGAAATCATCAGCTCTTAAATCCTTACAGCATTTATATACATCCCTTAAATCATAACCATCTAATCTATTTATTTTATCCAGTACCTCTATCCATTTATTTTTTTGAGATTCACTTTTAGGCTGGTATTTATTAGGAAATAATTTTATAAAATGATTAATAGATTTATAGGCGATACTTTTAATATCTATAGGTATATTATTATTAATATTATTTTGGTTGCATTTTTGCAAATCGGTGTTTTGCGAATCGGTGTTTTGCAAATCGGTTAAATAATAATTATATCCAGAGAATTGGCCAGCGTTTCTAATTTCTACTCTTTTCAATAATTTTAACTTTTCCAGCTCTAATATTCTAGCATTTATAGCCCTATAATTTTCTTTAAAATGGCCACAGATATATTTTATAGTTATAGGTTTTCTGGCATCATGGCTAAATAAATAAGCATACAGGCCAGTAGCGCCTATACTGATGCCTTTAATTCTAAATACATCATTAGGTACTATAGTAAAGCTATCAAAGCGCTTAGGCTTATAGATTCTATTAATTTCCATTATTTTAGCTTACAAATTATTTTTTAAATAAATCCTTTTG